CTTCTGTTAAATCTGAAGTTCCAATAGTTACTGTTCCAGCAAATCCCGCATTACCTGTTGCTGTATCAACATAGAATTGTTTTGTATGAATTCCATCTGCACCAATTGTTATATCTGCATTGTTTGCAGCAAATCCAGAAGTGTCTTTTGTTCCAGAATATATTGCATCTTCTTCAATTGTAAAGCCTGCTATTAATCCACCAGATGCTGATATTCCTCCTGATACAATTAAATCTGTTCCGTCAAATTCTAATGATGGATTTGTATCTCCACCCATTTTAAATGTGCCATCATTAAGATTAAACTCAGATCCTACTTGGCCACCATCGGTCCAATTATTAGATTGCACTTTACCAGTTTTAACCATATCACCAGTTATTTTGGTAATACCTTGTTGATATGATTCTTGGTCTAAATCTTTCTTAAGTAGGAAGTCTAAACAACGTTCCAATGGTGTTTCTTTAATATAATTATATCTTGTAGTTGATATAATTATTCTACCTCCTCTTGGATTAGTACCATAAAATGCTAAATAGGCTGCAGTTGTATTTGTAGCTATATTACCAGTATCTGATATTGTAGGTATCGAACCAGATATTGCAATTGGTGCATATGTAGAACCTCCTCCATCTGAATAAACTGTTATTGGAATATTACCTGTATCAGCAGGAGCCGAATCTGACCATACCGACCAACCTTGACCGATTGGATCTGTTTCTTGCAATCCAGATCCTGTTGCTATATGACCGTTTTCATATGGATTTGATGCAACACCACTAGTATGCTGTTTAATAGGATAATCAGTACCACCTGATCCGGTTACATCTGCACCTGCCATATTATTCGCTTGTACAAATACAGACTGTCCTTCATCAAATAGATTCATAACCATCTGTTCTTTTTCTACATTCCATACTTCACCTGAAAATACATATAAATCATATCCTTGATCGTAACCTAAAATATCCGAAGGCGTAGTTGAACCTGTAGTTGTATTTTCAAAGTAATTTGTATATCCTAATGAACTTGAAATAACTCTACTACCTGGTGTAGGATCTGCTGAAGCTGATTCTATTAATGCAATTCTATAATCTGCCTTTGTTTTATTTGGCATATAAAATGATTCAGAATTTTGTACTTGAATATTTCCTATTATTTGTAATGATGCATCAGCTGCGCTCCACATCAATGAACCAGTACTATCTCCTCCTAAATAGAAGTTACCAGCACTATCCATATAAGTTGCAAAACCACCATTATAATATCCCATGTATTGAGATGTTAAATTTAATCCTTCAGCTGCTGTATTTGTTGTCAATGTGAATCCATCTCCTCCAAATGCATAATTGGATGGATTATGTAATGATGTAGTAGCTGCGTTAGTTGTATAAGGTCCTAACATTGAACTGGTTGCTGTTTCTTCTATGAATCCTCCAATCAATAATGTAGTACCGTCCCAAGATAATTTTGGATTGCTAGAACCTCCTAACTTGAATGTTCCATTATCTAAACTAAATTCAGAACCAACTGATGGGCCCCAATTATTTGATCTTAAATGTCCTGATGTTATAGAATCTCCTTCAATGATTGTTCTACCAACACCTGCATTAGGACTTAAATATAATGCTTGAACTTCTTCATCAGTTAATGAACCAGTATAAATCCTAAAGTCATCTATTTCACCTTTAAAATTATATGCATATTGTGCTCCTTGGTATCCTCCGATGTTAAGATCTGCTCCTACAGCTGGTCCCATTGTTGGATTTCTATATTTTGCCCAACCTTTCCATTGACCATTAATATATAAACTTGCAGTCAATGTTAATGTATCATTTACAACAGCAAAGTGAGTCCATAATCCATCATATTCTTGCCAAGTAACATCTGGTCCTCCTGGATATTCTTGGAAAGGATTATTGTCACCATCACCTGTATTCCATAATATTTTAGTGCCATTAAACCAAAGATCTAATTGAGCATTATTACCAGCACCACCAACACCAGCAACTAATGCTCCTCCTCCGTGAGGATTTGTAAATGAAGTATCTGCATCAACTGAAAATGACATTTGAGAAGTATCTGATTTGTCTATCTTTAGCCAATGTGCAAATGTATGGTTATCATATAATTGTATTGGATTCAATGTTAACTTACCAGTTTTATCAGTTACACCTGGAAATACTGCAGAACCACCTATTTTGGCACTTGAAGAATTGCATGTAACGGCCGTACCGGCGTCTATCTGAATGGTTCCATTTTCATGTTGTCTAAATCCTGACACATCTTGTAATAAACTACTTGAACCAAAAGATCCAGTTGATATAAATCCATCAAATGGTAAATGTAAAATTAATCCTTCACTTGGAGGAGCGGTTGGTAATGAACTTACTTCAATCTTTCCTTTGAAATATCCATTGGTTGTATAAATACCATGACCAGTTACTCCATCACTAAATGAACTATCTGTTATTCCTGATAAATCTCCTACTTGTGCTGCAAGATTCAAATCATATAATCCTGAACCTGTTCTTTCTACAATTTGCATATATGGTGTAAATGGGTCATTTGGATTGGCATTTAATCTAATATATCCAGTATTAATTTTACCTGTTGATACAATTACCTGAGAACCTGTATATGATTGTGCAGCAAATGGAGAATCTCCTAATGAACCTGATGGTCCATGAGTAGGAGAACCATCATAACTTATACTCCTAGTTACAAATAAGAAGCCACCAAAGTCAGTATCGCTTGATGCATCAAATCTAGAAGCTGATTGAACTCTTACGTACTCTGTAGTAAATCCAGTTGATGATACTTTTTTAAGTGATAATATTTCTCCATATGTAAATCCAGATACATTTGCAATTGACATTGTTGTATCTGTTGCATCATGAAAGGCTCCTGGATGTAATGCTGATCCTGTTAACACTGATGAGTTTGCAACATATAATTGTCCACCAACCGCATTAACTGTTTCTTTTTCAAATACTGCAGTAGATAATGTTCCTCTTATTCTTGCATTCTCTACTTCTAGGAATCCTCCTGACACCGCAGTTAATCTAAATCCTGAACCTGCTAAGTTTGAAACAAATCCATCTGATTCAATAGTTCCTTCTTTTCTGATGATCATATTACCACCAGTTAATTTTTCATTATCAAATGCCCAACCAGCAATTTGATTATCTTCTTCTCCTGATTCTACATTGGCTCCTAAAGCAAATAATATATTGCCTCCAGATTTGCCCATCAATCCCCAATTATCACTTGCAGCAAAATGTGTTCTTACAAAATCATCTGCAGATTTTCTAACAAGTAATTCAGGAGTAGCTCCTCCTTCAAGGAATGCATTTGATGATGATAACATATCACCGTTTATATTCCAACCTGCAATATCTCCTCCATCAAATAATACCTGTGATCCAGTTATTCTACCATCAGATCTTAATATCAAGTCTTCATTTAATGATTTAATTACATCTGTTTGTACTTCAAATCCACCAATACTTGCAGATACAAATTTGGCTAAACCTTGAGATGTAATAGATGCAGATGCATTTGATAATGTTGATGGCGATCCTCCAATTGAAGCAGGAGTTTGAATATTATCAGCTGTAATTGTTCCTTGTACTGTTAATGTACTTCCTAAAAATTGTAAGAAGTTACCAGCTGCTTTATCACCTAATAATATATCAGAACCTGTAATTGTTCCATCAGCTGATACTTTAAATGCTGAAGAAGATATAAATGATACTGGATCTGCTGTATCTAATGATGCTGATATTCTCCATCTATTAGATCTATATAAAGAACCACTTATAAAATTAATTCCAGCTATTTGATTTTCTGATCCTAATTCAAATATTTTTTCTGTTCCTACTGTTCCTAATAGTCCCCAATCAGTTGCACTATTATAAAACATATTTACTGTATTATTTGTATCAGATTGTACTTTTACAAACGGTGTATTATCTCCTTGCAATACAATATAATCACTTGTAGATTTTAAATTTGTTCCATCTATTGTCCATCCAGCTACCACTCCTCCATCAAATTGTACATCAGATCCTGTTACTTCACCTGAGTGTTTTACTTTAAATGTACTTGAACTAATAAAATATGTTTGAGTAGAATCATTTAATTCTACCCCTGAGGTTTCTAAACTATGGTCTCCTAATGTAAATCCTCCTATCAATCCTGCACTTGCAGATACTCTACCATCTGAATCTACTTGGAAACCTGAAGATGAAATATGATATGGTCCATCTGCATCTAATATAACTGAATTATTACTTGATGATAATGTAGTTGTTCCTATACCCCAACCACCAATAGTTCCTCCTGCTTCTGCGGTGATTGTTCCTTGCATGATAACATCACCTTGTCTATCTAAATGGAAATTAGATGATGTAATTTCTATTGCTCCATTTGCACCAGATATAAACGAATCATCACCTCCTAGGAAGAATGAATCAGTACGTATTTCTAAACCAGCTGGTTTTCCAGAAATTGATCCTGATGTTGCAAATCTGAAGAAACTTGATGAGTCTTGTACAAGTTCTAATCCTACACCACCATAGCCATCTGGGGAGTCAGGTAAAACAGATGCACTATAAAATAAGAATCCTGATCCTTTACCTGCAGATGCAGATGTAAATCCTTGATAACCTATAGACCTAATAAATGCTGAACTAACACCTGCAAGTTCTATACCAGATCCTACTGTATTACCAATTGTTATTGAACCTGTTATAAGTCCGCTATCACCTTCAAAATAATTGTTATCGCCATCAAATATAGCTCCTTGGGCATAAGTTTCAGTTTGTGCAGGAGCTCCTAAATAATCTACATATTGGAATCGGAATGCCATTGGTGCATTCATTGCATCAGTTGGTATTCGAATATTCAATGTATGGAAGTTAGGAGAAAATCCTGTATCTAGATTTGCCGTTAAAGATATATTTGTAATAAACCAACTTCCTTTTCTAATTACAAATATTGGTGTAAATGTTTCTGTATATTCAGGTACAAATTCTACTCTATTAAATACTGCTGCTCCTCCTGCTACTGATTCAAGAGTTCCTAAATAATTTCCATATTGTGAATCTGTAAATGGACCTGTTAATCCTCCACCTATCTGTGATTGCTGGATACCTCCATTATATGTTCTTGCATCACTTATTGATGAACCTGACATATATACATCTATCCTTGCATCTGTAGGAGATACATTTTGAGCATTCATTGAACCTGTATTAATTGCCTTTGCAAAAAACTGAAATGCATATTCTGAATTTGCAAAACATATTGGTCTAAATTCTTTTTTCAATTGCATTTTAACACCTGTATTTTGTGTTAATGGATCAGTTGATTTTATTTGTATAGATTCATTTAAAGTATCCATATCAAATTTTCCTTCACCACCAGTGAATTCATAATACAATCCAATATGGTTTTGATCTGCAATTTGTCCTATTTTAGTTTCTGTTAATCCTAATGTTACATCAGCTGAAGTAGATCCTGTATCGACCATCACTTCTTGTAATTCTAATATTGATGTTCCAGTATCTATAAAGTCTCCTGGAGCTCCCATCATTTTATAAGAAGTTTTAACTCCCATTACATCACCAGTTGCTGGTTCTATATTTGATAATTTAATATGAGCAAATGACATTGAATTTTCTGTCTCAGCTGTCATTTGTGGAACCCAGAAGCTCATTGTCACAGTTGATGGATTAAAGTCAATTATATGTTCTCCATCTTGAGGTTTACTAACTCTTCCAACTGAGAAATCAAATGCCGGAGATAATTTAGCTGTGGTTGAATTTTCTATATCTACAATTGTTGCAACATATGTACAATCTATTGTTTTTGATCCTCCTCCTTCACTTACATGTTCACTTGCTGCTGATACATGGACTGCCTCTCCTGCTGAATTTAACCATGTATCATTTGGAACGGTAGCTACTGGTCTATTAATTATTACTGTTGCACCTAAATGTAAACTACCTGTTAATGGTAGTCCTACAAATGTTGCTGTTGTGGTATCAGGTGGATTATATACAACGGTTTGGATTGATGTAACTTCATTTTGAGGAGCTGCCATCAAATCAGCCGCGGCCTTAGTTGGTGGTGGTAATGCTGTTAATGTAGTTCCACCAGGTCCTTGATTACCAACATTTCCAAGTGCATTATTTATAACCTGTGCCGGATCGGCTATCTGTAACTGTGTCTTTGTTTGTGCTGCAGTTAAATTATTTATTGTACCTGCAACTGCTGGTGAATTGGCTAATGTAGATGGCATTGCAGATGCTACCTTTGATTTTCCCATTGCTTTTGCAATTGTCTTACCAGAAAATTGTGCTTCTTGTACCATCACCATATTTGCATTTGCTTGTGCCTGTGCTGCAAATGCAGGCCAAACAGCTGTTACTACTTGGTTTGCAATTCCTGCTGCAGTAGGTACAGATATATTTGTAGTTATAGTTGAATATCCTCCTGCAGGTCCCGTTCCTGAAACTGACATACCTGTTGCAACAGATCCTGATACTTGTTTAAAGAATGTTGGCAGATCAGTTATCTGGGCAAATGTTTTTACTTGTTCTGAAATAGCTACTTTAGGTTGTTGTAAAAATATTATTTCTGAACCATTTCTTCTATTTGGTGCAATTCTTGTTGTACGTTTCCATAATACATTTGGTAAATTTTTATATAAGTCTGAATTTTGATCTGAACTATATCTATACCTCTGTCCTGATTCCGGATCAAGCTGCATACGACCAGCTAAATAAAATGTACATCTTCCTTCTGGTGTATCTGGATATACCCATACGGCTAATACCCTTACACCATCTTTTTCCATATATGGAAGTACATCATAATAAACTGGATCGCCATTATAATCTAATATTTCTACATATATATTAGAATCATCTACTAGTGAGTCAGGATCACCACGAAACTTAAACACATTTTTACCTGCTGTTAATGTTTCTGGAAATTCTACTACTTCGAAAAAGTCTTTGGATAATGGATCACGATCAACTACGTCATACCGTAACTGTTCATTATCTTTTAATCCTATATAAGAGGCTTCTCTTCTTATCGGCATATATGTTCCCTAGTTTTACCTTAAATATTTATTATAAATATGGTAAAACATTAATTATAGGAAATATTTGAGTAGCCGTTTGTCTTTTTAATTTCAATTAATTTATCTACTATGTCTCGCATTGCATCTATATGAGAAATACACATAATAAATCCAAACTGTGATTTTAAATAATCAAATAACATATACATTGAATTAAGATTGTCTGAATCTAATACTCCAAAACCTTCATCAATTGCAAGAAAATTTGGCCTAGGAAGATTTGATACATTTATTAGAGAAGTTCTAATAGCTAATGATGAAATAAATTTCTCCATACCAGATGTTAATTCTAATGGCCAGTAATTATCATCATCATATACAATAAATGCATTTATATTTTTGCCATCTGTATGTAATATAATTGTAAATTCAACAATTTGATTTAAGATATTATTTATTTCAGCTTCTATTTGTGGAAGTGCTCTAGTTATTAAATGATAAGGAACTCCATTACGCTGAACTGCTTTTTGATAATATTCATATCCTTGATATTGTTGTTCTAATGATTTTAATCTATTAATACCATCAATTGCATCTTGTCTAGACTTTTCAGCCATTTTTAATTTACCTGAAAGAGATAATAGTTTAGTATGTAATTGTCCTAATTCTGAACTTACTGTTGTTATTTCTTCTCTAATTTCAGATATTTCAGAATTTTTAGTTTTATTAAATTCAATATTATCTTTTTGTTTTTGAGATTTTGTTAATTGTTTTTTCTTATCACGTATATCATTATTTATAGATTCAATATCCCATTTACACTTTTCTAATTCATGTTTATATGCAATTAATGTTCCATTATTTATTCCTAATGAATGTTTTAAATCAGCTAAAACTTTTAATTTTTCTTTTGGTTTATCTTCATGTTCTATTTTTGCAATACCATCTTCATGATGTTTAATATCAAATTCTAAAACTTGTTCTTCATCAATTAATTTAGGCAATAAGTCTGCAACTTGTTGAGTTTCTTTTAACCATGGATTAGCCATACAATAACTACAATCTTCATCCCATTCATGTTTGTCTAATTTTGAAACCATTTTTTGAGCATGTTGTATTTTTAATTGTTTTAATTTAAGATCGTTATTTAATTTAATAACAGTATCATTATAATCTTTTAATTCTACTAATGCATCTTTTAAAGATTGTTCATCAATCTTATTTATTTTTTGGGTTATTTCTTTTATTAATTTTTGTTGAGACTTAATTAAATCTTTTTGATGTTCTCGGTCTAATTTTAAATTTCCAATTCTATCAGATAATTGAGTAATTTCATATTTAATATCATCTGGTGAATCTAATGTATCATCAACTTTTTTTAATTCTTTTGTTAACGAAAAAATGATATCATTGAGATTTGTTTTCATTTCTTCATGTTCTGTCTTGTCAACTTTCATTTGTTCATATGATCCGGTATATTGAGATATAATTTCCCTAGCAGTTGATAAATCAGTTGAAAAATCTTTTCTTTTGTATTCTCTTATTAATGCAGCTGTTTCTCTAATATCTTCATGGCCTACCAAATATTGTTGTTCAAAAATATCAATATCTAAAAACTGTGATAATAAATCTTTTCGTTCTCTTTGAGTTTTATCAATAAAGCCTGTATTATTATTTTGTAATGATAATGCTGTTAATACAAAGTCTTCATATGATCCAAGATATTGTCTTATACTTTTATTTGTAGAATCTCTTTGGTCTCCATTTAATGATTCTTCATTTCCGTCTTTATCAACTCTCCAAAAATTTACATCTACTTTTACATGACCACGATTATTCTTTTTTCCTGTCCTTTCAATAAAGTATATATATTTTCCTAATTCAAATTCAAACTTACAATGGAATCTAGATTTTTTATTATTTAATACATGAGCAGCTTTTTTTGTACGACTACATCTATCAAAACAAGTAAATGCTAATGCATCTAATAATGTTGATTTACCAGATGCATTTGGTGCAAATAATCCATATGTTCCATTCATATTTGAAAAATCAATTTCATTATCTTCACCATAACTAAACATGTTTGAAAATTCAAATTTCTTAGGTTGCCAAGTAATATTTCTTGTTAATGTATTAGTTGGTAATTTTGAATGAACGGTTCTATTTATATGTCTAACTGTATCTAGCAATTCATCATCAAGCGCAAATTCATCTGTTAGATATTCTGTAATAACATTGTTTTGCCATTCTACATCTCGCACATTTCCAAAATTAATTTTATTTTTTGAATCTGTTGTATTTAATGCATTTATTTTTTGAATTGAAATATCTTGGACTTTATATTTAGATCGAATATCTGCAATTATTTGTTTTAAGGTTCCAGAATCTGTATCTTTTACTTTTAATCTCAATCTTGGTTTTTTAGGTACTCTTGAGTCTGGATTGATAATTTTGCCATTATCAATTTCGTATGTATAATAACCATAATCATTTTCAATTTCAACAAATTCAGATTTTTTAGTTTTTAAATCCCAAATCATTATTCCATGACCTAAAGATTCTCCATGATTTTGTTGAATTAAAGAACCAGCATATGCAATTGTTTTCTTATCATCTAAATATTGTGGTTTATGGATATCACCTAATAATACCAAATCATGTCCTATAAACATATCTGTTGTAACATGAGTATTACTTAATGTAAATCCAGCATCTGTTGATGCGTTATGTACCGAACCATGATGTAATGCTATCTTAAAATTACCTTCAAAATCAGATGCTTTTATATATTTTGCAGGCTTTTCATCCACCGCCATTACGTTAAAGTGTACACCTTGGATATCATATACATCGTTGTCTTTAAGATAGTGTAAGTTCTTATGATTGATGGCTTTAACAATAGGACTTAAGGCATCCAGTCTATAATTGTTATTTAGGTTACAATCATGATTTCCTAAAATTACTATGGTAGGTAATAAATCTGCTAAATTAGAAAAGAATTCAGATGTTAAATCAATTAACTCTGGTGACATATCTGTTTTTGCGTGTACAATATCTCCAGCAATATAAATAATATCATTTTCTTGTTTTGTCTTTTTTATATAAGAATATAATCGTTTAAATACTTGTCTATATTCTTTATGACGTTTAACATTTCTTATATGTACATCTGCTATGTGATATATTCTATTTATCATATTCCCATTATCCTTTGCTCTATTAGCCAACTAGAAGTAAGTTTTTCTGTTCCAGCTAATATGTTATTAATTTTTCCAAAACCTACTTCACTTGGATCTTTTTCTTTTAAGTCTACAAAATATACATCTACTCCATTTGCCATAAAATATTCAGCCGTTTCAATAGCTTGTTTTCTTGCATCTTGGTCAAGACATATATAAATTATTTTTACATTATTTTCTATAATACGATGTTTAAGTTGATCTGGTATTGTTTTACCAAATAATGGAATTGCATTCCTTCTTATTGCAATTGCATCAAAAGCTCCTTCAACTAAACATACTGGATAATTCCAGTTAATATGTAACTCAAATCCTACAATATCTTTTGATACCTGTGGATTTTTATGTTTAAAATTATCATCTTCATAGTAAGCTCTTCCAACAAAGTAATTTAATACTCCATTTGCATCATAACTAGGAATAATAACCTTTCCTGAATATTGTCCAGTTTCGCAATATCCTATTCTATATTTAAGAATATCATGAATAGTAATACCTCGTTTTTTAAGATAATAAACCGCATTTCTATATTCTGGTGATAATGTGTTTATTTTCCATAATGGCTTGAACTCGGGTGGTAATTCTACTGCCTTTGTATTTGTAGTAGTTATTTTAGGTCTATATTCTGTTTCTTCAATATATTCAAATAATTTAGATATTTTAAATCGTTCAACTTTTAACTTTTTAAATAATGTAATTATTTTACGGCCTGCCGCATTACATACCCAGCAATGCCAGTGTTGAGAAAGGATGTTAACTTCTAACTTCTTTTTGTTATGATGGCAAAAAGGACAGTGAAAAGCTACATTGCCTTTATTAGTAGATCTACCCTTTCCGAGTACAGATTCTATTAATGTTAGTAATTTAAAATTCGTCATGTATACTAATATAAAGAAAACTTTTCAAATAACCAAATTATTTTTCAGAAAACCATGAAGTTGGAATTGTTTTTTCTGCCCATGGAATTCCATGCTTATCACACCACATTCCATATGTAGTTGGTGAACCTTTTCTAATTTTTGTTTTACCAGACATGAATACTATCCTTATATCTAACTCAGGATGTTGTTTTTTAATAAGTAAGTGTTTTTTACGGTCTTCTGCTACCCACCTTCCTTTTGTTTCAACTAGTATTCCATTTGGTAATGTAAAATCAATTGTATAAGTATGTTTAGTTTCTGGTTTGATATATGGTATTACTGTTGTTTCATATTCAAACTTAATTTTGTTTTCTTTTAACTGATCTGATACTTTATGTTCGAATCCAGATCTATAACCATGTTTAATTGCATTTCTACGTAATTTACTTTTACTTCTCCAAGCCATATTAATGATAACCGTTTAATAATTCTAACAAATCATCTATTGCACTATGTCTATGTGAATCTTCTAATACACATTTAAATACATAAGCTGAATTTGTTAGTTTAGCCATATCGTGGTAAGCTGAATAATTTTTATCTTTTAGATCGATTTGGTAAGAATCTCCACAAAATAACATTTTGGAATCTTTACCTAATCTACCAATTGCCATCGCCAATTGTGATCTTGTTAAATTTTGAAACTCATCTACAATTACAATTGAATTATCAAAAGTTCTACCTCTAAAGTGAGCTAATGATACTAATTCAATTTGTTCAGACTTTTCCATTTTTTCTAATATAGGTGGTTTATTATAAACCTTTCTCATATTACTTCTAATTGGTACTAACCATGGTTCCATTTTTTCTCTTTCAGATCCAGGTAAGAATCCATTATCTTCTGTAGAAATGGTTGGTCTTGTAATTATTATTTTATTATATTGTTTTTTAAAAAATTGATCCAATGCTACTTGCACTGCTAATAGTGTTTTACCACTACCAGCTTTACCTACAATAAAATTATAAGGATGTTTTAGAATTTGTGTTTTTGCTTTCTTTTGTTCTGGTGATAAAGAAATAGAAAACCTTATAGCCCCTTTTGGCGGACTCTTAACCATATTATCTTTTACTGCCATTCTCGTGACTCCTTTTATTAACCTATTTAATATAAATATCTAGTAATCCCATTTAATTAGGAAATTCATATCAACATCATCTCGTTTTTGTACTGGTCTAGCCAATTTTGCTACAGCTAATAACTGTGCATTGTCGTCGTACAATCCAATTGTTGTTATATATGGTTTCCAGGCACTACTTGTAAATTGATTTTGTATCAATTCACTTTTTGGTTTACGTAATGTTGGATTCATACTAACATTACATTCTCCCATTGGAACTTTACATAGTATTTCATTTTCATAAATAGTTCTAGACGATTTATGTTCTATATCAAAACCTTCTTGTAATGCATAATGATATTTTGGTAATGGTGATGAAACTACTATTTGTCCTGATCTGTAAAATACATTACCTGCAACATTTGTTTGGTATGCACTACTACTCATCCAATGATTATTTGCTAATGACTCTGCAGATGCAGAATGTAAATATGTATTGAAAATTCTTATTTCATCAATACTTCCTGATAAGGATGCATTACAATCCTCATCTAATGCTCCAAACATTAAATGTGATGGATTCATTAAATTATCATCAGCTGTATGGAATTTATCTGTAACTCCACTTTCCCATACACCATTAACAAACATTGCAAGATCTGATCCTGATTTGCTACACATTACATGATACCAAGTATCATTAGACGATGTAACACATGTACTTGAAGTTACTTCCAATGTATCAATTCCATTACTTCTACTAAACAATATTTTTCCGGCCGGATATGTTGGATGATTTTTATTTGTAACACTTATATCATATGGAAATCTAGTACGATGTATATTTGTATTTCTATAAAATGTTTTTCTATTTGATTTTCTATTTACTCTTACTAATTCTTGTTCAACACCTCGCTTTGTAATTATACAATTTGAACCAGATGTACGATATGCTGTTGATCCTGTATCTGATTGAGTTGGTGGTAATTTACACCAAAATGATATTGCAAAGTCTTGGTCTTGTCTAAAATTAAACTTATTATTATTTGGAGTAATTATATATGCTTTTGAACCTGAATCAAATGCGGCTGCAATTCCTGAATTAGGAAAATTAATTCTAGATAAATGTACGTTATCTATAGTACCTGCTGCATTACCTACTGGTGTTATATAAAGGTGGCTGGCATATGGTAAAGTACTTTTTATAACAAATTGATGAACACCTACTGTAGTGAAGGTGTCAGAAAAATTAGTTCCTTGACCGACAGAAACTTTGTATCCTGTTCCTGAAGTTAATGATTTTATTTCAAGTGATCCAGAATAAGTAATACCTGATCCACTATGCTGATGTCCATCAGGTACGGAGCCATAATTGAGGTTACCATTTGAAGATCCATCACTTGCTGCAACTCCACTTCCTATCGTCCAGTTAGAGTTTTTATTCCAATTGGTATCAGATGCAAAAGTAGGATTTGGTACTATTTCTGATCCTAATGTGATTCCACCTAAACCTGTTGTTTTAATACCTGGTTCATATCTTACTAAATGTGCTGTTGATACAATATCCTTATTGATACGATTGGTATTCTGAATATGTTTATATGTTTTTCCTCTGGTATGAACTCCTAGACGACCAAAGTTTAATTCAAAATGACGAAACTCATCATTGAATCCCCAATATGCAATAGACTTTGATTGAGATATAAAACTACCAGTATTTATTGTATGGTCACGTAAATTTCCATATTTATCATCATATAAATCTACTAATTGATAATCATCAGATCCTGTAAAAGATACATGCACTGATGTTTTCTTAATATTTTCTCCATGTTTAACATATGGTATTGCTACTACACTACATGAATAAAATAAATTCTTTTCTGTATATCTTGGATTATAATGTTCCATAGTATGCATAGGAACATTTTTTGTTTCTGGTCTATAAAATAAATGGTCTATTGCTTTCCAAGTAGGAGTTTGATATGTTCCGTCTGGATTTCTTGCATTATCAGCATCTAGATTTGATGCACTAATTGGTGTAGTCTGTACATTATGTATTCCATGTCGAACTACATATCCATCAGTTAGATATGATGTTTCATCTGTTTTAAATATTGTATTTGCTTCAAACGGTGTAATTGATACATCATCTTTATTAATTGGTCTGAAGACTACTGCTCTTGAAGCCATTTATATTCCCTTTATAGTAAAAACTCTCTTATACTTATAAATATAAGAGAG